GCAATGGCTTTGCTCTTAGCCAGCTGGCTCAGACGCTTAACATTGACTTCAACACTCTTCAGAAGTGCTGCTGCGATATTCAGGCTGCTATCCAGCAAGTTGCTGGTCAGGTTGGCTTCTCTGCTGAGCGCGTTATCAACGCTGTTAACCTCGGTGACTGCAATGTCATTCAAGCTTTACAGAATTGCTGCTGTCAGACTCAGCGCCAGATTGCCGATTTCCGCGCAGATGTTCAGCTCCAAACTTGTCAGCAGACTAGCGAACTCCGCAATGGCCAGCGTGATCTTGGCTTTGCAATTACACAAGGTTTCTCAGCTACTGCTTTCCAGGCTCAGCAAGATAAGTGCGATATTCTTCGTGCCGGTCAGGACAATACTCAACGCATCATCGACACTCTGAATAACCACTGGAAGGACGAACAGGCTCTGAAAATTCAGGACCTTAAGTTCGAGCTTTCTCAGGAGCGCCAGAACAACTATTTCGCTCGTCTCATAAACGGCGGATGCGGCTGTGGTGGTAATAGCTGCGGATGCGGCTGTGGCCAGTAATGTTTAACCATTAAACTGTAAAGATTATGGTTACATTATCGCCAGTAGGCTTAGCCGCTGCTCCTGTGGCAAATCAAGTTTCGTTCTTGGCCACATTTAAGGAGAAATTGTGTCGTTGTGTTTGTGCAACTTCTACAAATCAACCGTTTGCGACTGTTACTTACAGGAATGAAACGCCTGTTCTTAACGGAACTACAGTATTCGTGCCTATTGTAGCAACAATCACGATTACTACTCCAAATGCTTGCAAATGCCAAGCTGAGACACAGGTAATCAATGAACGGTTTGTGGTTGCATTCCAAGGTAGAACGACGCTTCCTACATCTGTTACTATCAACCAGCTTGGAATGACTCAAGGACTTATTAAGATAGTATGCGGAAAATCCAACTGCTATGCTATCAATAGCTCATTGAGCGTTTCTATTCCAGCTGAACCAGCAGTCTAATTAATTGAGGGTACTTAGGGAAGTTTTATACTTCTCTGAGTGCCCTCTTTTTTATTAACAATTCAAAAAGATAAGCTATATGTTGTTATTCAAAGATATAAAGCAGAATTATCCTGTATACATTCTTGATACACAGGAATTTAGCCTTATTCAAGGCAAAGCCACTCAGGTATCGTTTCCTCGATTAGAAATGAACCAGAAGACTGGCAAAACAGAGATGGTAGTAGATGTTACTATAGAGGCCAATGGAAAAATGGCAACTTACGCTATTCCTGAAAGCCATTCAGTTACCTATGCCGGGCATCTTGTTCTGTCAACAGAAAAATCTGGATTGACGAGCGAAGTTGAAGCTCAAAAGGCAAATGCTGAACAGGTTTTGGCTTCTGCTTCTAAAGCTCAAAACATCATTGACAAAGCTCCTTCATTACTCGCAGAACTTAATCCTATGTATAAGGAAAAGCAAGAAACAGAGCAGCGCTTTGGCAAGATTGAAGGTTCTATCGGTGAAATGAAAGAACTCATGAAAAAGCAGCAGGAAATGATGGAGAATTTCATCAAAAAATTTGAAAGCTAAAAGTTATGGGACACAGATTAAAATGTATCATAGTAAAGCATCATACGTGCGACCATGATAAGGAGCACGAAGATGAAGAGGATGTAGTAGTAGAAAGCAGAATAGCTACTCCTCATGGTGAGCATAAGGTCAAATTCGATTTGCCTTATGAGCAAACAGCGAATGCTCTTATGTCTGCTAAAGGATATTCTGAGTATGTCAAAAAGCACGGCTATCACTTTACAGATGCTCTTGCAGAGCACGTAAGTAAAATGATGGTAAATGCTAATGGCCAACAGCATTCTTGGACTGCAAGTCAAGTCAAAAAGTCTATGGAAAGCCTTGGTCTGACAATTCCTAGTCATGTAACACACGGAGATGCAGCGTATCTTGCTAATATGTATTACGCAGACCTCTATCCAGACCCTCTAAAAGATGAAGCATCATGCCTCAGAGCTGCTTATAAAGTAGCAAATGACCCAGATGGGTATGATGGCATGATTTTCTGCAGATGGACTGCTGACGCAATCGGAAAAGCAATCAAGTTGGACTGGGAAAAATTCGTATAGTATGTTAGAACTGATTGAAGCCAAGAACTTTGACGGACTGATGTTTTTCATAGCTATTAGAGTTGGCATTATTTTAATCTGCTGGATTTTCATGATACTAAGCAGTATCGTAGACTTTTGGAGTGGAACAACAACAGCAAAAGCACTTGGCCAAGCATTGATGTCGCATGGATTTCGTAGAACAATTACAAAAATCGGCGATTATGTAAGGCTAATGCTTTTTGCTCTTATGTTTGATATACTTGGAAGCTTATTATCATTCTATATAATTCCATTTGCCACAATTCTATGTACTGTTGCAGTTATATATATTGAGGGTAAATCTGTGGTTGAAAATAGCAAACGTAAAAAAGCTCATGCTGCAGAAGTACCTGATATAGTTAAGCAGATTGTGCGAGCTACCACTGCCGAACAAGGTCATGAGATATTAGACAAAATAAGCCAATTGCTAACATTAAATGAGAAAGATAAATAAAATCATAGTCCATTGCTCTGCTACTCCTGAAGGACGAGATGTTAAAACTGAGACCATACGAGATTGGCATGTGAATGGTAATCATTGGAAAGATATTGGTTATCATTATGTGATTGAGCTCGATGGCTCTGTTCATAAAGGCAGAGATGAAAGTGTAGTTGGAGCCCACTGCTCAGGTCAAAATGCAAACTCTATAGGAGTATGCTATGTAGGAGGCGTTGCTAAAGACGGTAAAACTCCTAAAGATACACGCACTGAGGCTCAAAAGCAATCTTTACTCGAATTGCTGAAAAGCTTAAAGGTAAAATACCCAAATGCTACTATTCATGGACACAGAGAATTTGCAGCTAAGGCATGCCCCAGCTTTGATGCTAAGTACGAGTATAAAGACCTCTGAAGTACATAAAAACCATTCTCGTGTATAAGAAATTATTACGAGAATGGTTTTTATATTAAATATGAATAATAACAAATAAAACTCAAAGATTATGCGAGAATTAGCGAGAATAATTACACTTATATTTTTAGCCACTATATTATATGGCTGTAAGTCAATTCAATATGTGCCCGTGGAAACAACGAAAAGAGATACTACTTACTTATCTCAGACCAAAATTGATAGCATATATCATAGAGATTCGATCTATGTAGAGCACAAAGGCGATACCGTGTATCTCAGTAAATATAAATACTTATATAAATACATAGAAAAGCATGATACTCTCTGGCGAGAAAAAGTTGATACAATTCAAGTTGCATACCCTGTAGAAGCTCGGCTTACTAAATGGCAAAAGATAAAAATTAATATTGGTGAATACCTGATAACCGCCATAGCCTTAGTAATTATATGGCTGTGTGCAAAATACTTCATAAAGCGGTAAACAACAGAAACAATATAAACAAGTCATTGTTTACGCCTAAAGTGCTCAAAATTAATTACTTATATATACTGTAAACAAAGAAACAATAATTTCATTAAATCTTTTCATATTAAAAGCCGATATTTCTTATTAACCTTAATGTTAATCGGAAATTAAGAAATTAAGTTTGAAATATATAGAGGCATTGTTTTTATTGTTTCTTTGTTTACAGCAATTTCAAAGCCGCACTAAAATTGCTGTTTAATTATTTTTAACAAATAAATTCTCAAAAAATAATGGAAAAATTTTTTTCTTTCGAGAATAGTTTGTATATTTGCATATCGAAAATAAGATAATAAAATTCACCAAAATATGGAACAACAATTTAATATAGGTAATGTAATTGAGCACTACAAGCTAAATACGGAAGATTTAGCGAAGGTGTTATTTCCTACTGTTAAATATCCGAAACAGGCATTTGACCGTGTGTTAAAGGGTGAAGCCAATTTGGATGTTATACAGTTAGAGCGATTGGCCAATCATATTGGCGTGTTAGTAACTGATTTGTTTTCAGCAAATACTTGGAAAGGTTCATCTGAAGATGGATGCCTAACAATGCTGAAAGGCGAATATAAAGTAAAGCTGAATTATAAAGGCG